TCACATCTAATATTTCCTTTTACATCTAATTTTTCATTAGGATAATCTGAGCCTATACCAATATTCCCACCGTTTTCTATAAACATTCCATTATTTCCATCATCTAGCAACCATAACCCATCTGCATCAACTGCACTTACGCTCGATACGATTATTTTCGTGCCGACTATATCTGCTGTATACCTAGCTAACCCACCATAACTCGAGGTAGAATTTACTGTCAAATAATTTGTTTCTATACTATCACTAGAGATGGTTGTTGAACCTAATATAATCCCATTAGACGTTATAGTTCCATCAGCATTCATGGTAATTTCCGAACTCCCGTCATTATCAGGATCAAAATATATCCCTTGTCCATTCCTGCTTATTTCGGTAGAAGTATAAATTTTATTAAATCTGTTAGACACTCCCGTGTTAGTTATCTTCCCCCCTGCATTAAGTATTCCAATCGTTAGTAAAATCCCTAAAACTGCTAAAATCTTTTTCATTAAAATCTACCTCCTATTTAGCTGGATAATATTTCCCTTTTTCTTTATACGTTGTTCCTATCCGTACTCCTAAAGAACTTAATATAGCATCAAACCCTTCCATTTCGCCTGAAAACCATGCAATCAAATTTTGTATTTGGACTGGACTCATACTTTTTGCTTGAGACAAAATAAATGATGGTGTTTGTGTATAACCTTTACCTTCTGGTCTCCATGTTACAGTTTTTCCTGTTTTTAATAATTCAGGTAAAGATGTAAATCCTCTCCCAGCCCAATCTTCACCAGCAAGCGCTTCGTATATAGTTCTAAAAATAACACTTCCTTTATATCTAGCAGACTTTACCGGATGAAAAAGAAATTTTAAAGGATCTTTAAAATGACCAAGTACAGAAAAATATTTTCTATTACTAGTTTCCCCACCAAGAAGTCTATAAATATTCGTTATATCTACATCTAACCATTTAAATTTTCCTTCTTTCCATGCACGTCTATAAACTTCGGGAGTTTCTTTCCCATTTATTATTAAGTTTGCAGTGAAACTTAATAAAATACCTTTAGTTACAATTCCAGCCCAAAATCTTCTATACATTTCCTGTTCTATTTTAGGTCCACTTTTAAACATTTTTATCATAGTACGTATATTACTTTCTGTCCAATCAGGAGCTAGCGCAAATAATCTAAATATATGTTGAACAGTAGGATTACGTCCCATTCTTTTTAAATGTAACCCACCAAAATCATCATTAATTAAATCAGCAACATATTTAGCTAATTTCGACGGATCTTCATTCGGATGCTTTTTTACAAGATTTCTAAATTCAATAATAAATGATTTGGCTTTTAATCCAGCGCCAAACTCTCCAAAAAGAAAATCTATATGTCTATCTCTAAGTTCTAGTATTTTGTTTTTAATATTTTCAGAAACTTTATTTTTATCCAAAAATCTACCTATAGCAGTTTTTTCTCTTACCAAATCTTCTTGCCAATCTTGTTTAAGCCCAAGCGTTAATCCATGCCTGACACCAAATTCAACAATCGGGGATGATTGTTCCATAAATTTCATACCCTCTTTATATGTAGTAAGAACATTCATTTCGTTCCATTTTTTATTATTTGTACCTAAATAATAAGACCGAGCAAATGCTTGATGATGATAAAAAGAAGCCTGTAAAATTAAAGATTTTATACTAGCATTATATTTAGTGATAGTTTTTATTGTAGGAATTTTGTTTAAAGCTGATGTCCCTAGCATATTATTAATATTATTTGCTATATTTTTTGGAGCATACAATACTTGTCGCTCAAACAAATTACCCTCATCATCAATAAACGTATTTTTCCCATAACTTTTACCCTCGACTGCTTTCCCTACCAATTTCCAACTTTTTAATGCGTTATCATCAAGTCGTTTATATTCATCTAAATATTTTGTAGATACTACACGTTCCCCTTCTATTGTTCTCATTTTTTGTAATGATTTTAAAAATTTATTATCTTGAATGGCTTGTGTCATTTCATTTTTTAAAATATTTAAACTACTTGTTGCCCCTTCAACTTTTAAATCATATCCTTTAGCCCAACCTTCCATGATTGTGTTTAATGTTCTACTTCTTGCATGCCGAGTTGTAGGTGCGAACTTTCTACCAGTCGGAATTTTATCTTTTTTAATATTCCATATTCTACCAACATAATTATCTAATACATTCTTAATAACACCTTGTTCTTTAGCTTGTTGACCTATTAACTCGTAACTTTGTGCAATCTTATCAGCAATAACTTTTATTTCAGGAGGTAAATTTTGCGACAAATCTACTATATTTTTACGTTCTAATGATAAATCATTGTAATATTTTTCAATATCAGTAGGGTTTCGTTTTGTATCAATATATATTTGGATAGCTCTATCATAATTTTTTACTCTATCTGTATATTTTGTTTCACCTAATACATTTTTTATATTTTGTTGTAACAATCTTTTTTCAATATTTGAGCGATGTATCCCAACATCATATTCTCCTATCCATCTATCTTTTATAGATTCATAAGATTTCTCTAAATCATCTACCTCTAAACCAGCTTCTTTAGATAATACAGGCTTAACTGTTTCTGCGACTTCTTTAACAGTTTCAGTCTCGGGAATTGTTTTTACATCTTCTTCTATTGCTGTTAATTCTAAAAGACGTTTAGCTTCATCAGGATATTCTCTTTCAATCGCAGTTATTTCTTTCGCTTCACTAACATAATCTTGTATTCTTGTTGAAGGTTTACTATATGTTTCATACTCGGATAACTGCCGTATCAATTCACCTTCTGGCATTCCTAACGATTGAGCCATGGTGTCTAAATCTTGACCACCAGCCCCAAACGTTTTCAGTTTAACATATTTAGAAATTTGACCAACCTCTTCCGCGCCTTTAAAATATTTAACATTTATTTTCCCATGCTCACTAATTTTATCTAGTAAATCACCGCTCTTTTTAGCTTCATAATCTGTAAGTTCTTGAGCCATTAAAGATTCAGCAACATCTCTTTCCGACGCTGTCACACCTAACTTTTTAAGTTGAGGATCTATTTTCAAACCTTTTACTTTATGTAATCTTGTTAGTTCTTTTTCTAAAGTAGATCCTTTAATAGCTTTATTCAAATCTTTCTGTTGTATAGTAACACTGTCTGGTTTATATCCGGCTTTAACTAATTTATCACCTAATTCTTTTATAGTTTTGCTTAAAATTCCTTTCTTAGCTAAATTAAGACCTGTAGCAATCAAAGCTACATCTGCGCCAATTTCTGCTACACCTGCACCAATTTTGAGAGCAGCTGGAGCATCTTCTGGTAAAAGTTCAGATATTAATCTAAATTCTAAAGGTGAATATTTTTCTTTCTTTAATTTGCTTACAAGTAAATTCTTGCCTTGATGATAAGCTTCTATTGCCCCGGCCGTCAAAGGACTTCCAAAAGCAGTCGCAATCAAAGGAGCTTTCGTAACAAGCACACCTAATTGTTTAGTTTTTTTAATAGCTGTCTCTGGATCTACACCTGTAGCAGCCTCATGCGCGCGACCAGCAAAACTTTCTAGCTGGAACTTTTTAACTTCTTCTTCAGAAGGTGTATATATAGGTCTTTGTTTAACTTCTCTTTCAGTAGCAGGACGTAAAGATACTTCACGTTCTACAGGACGAGGGAATACATCTTCCTTGATACCTAAAAACTCACGTTCAGGTTCTTCGTCTAATACCAAACCATGTTGTTTAGTATCTAATACTAGTCTAGTTTTTTCTTCATCTAGCACAAGTGGCATTATTTTATTTCTCCTATTCTTTTACCTTTAACATACACAACTGTCCCTTTAGGTATTTTACCTTGATTATCTGCATTTTGGGCTTCTTTTATAGAATCAAAATCAAAATTATCTACTTTTTCTTTTTCAACTTCTTCACCAACAGCTCTTCTTGTTGCTTCATCTAAATATTTTTCTATATCTGATTCATGAACAATATAACTTTTCAATCCTTCTCTAACTTCAGCTAATCTTTCTTCTTTGCGTCTTCCTTTAAGCCCTAAAGCTCTTGGATCTTGTTCTAATATTTTTTCTTTAGCTATTTTCTCTGCAATCTTCCTGGCCCTGGCCGTAATAATTTGTTCTCTATTTATGCGTGTCAAATCACTGGTTGCGCTAACAGAACTAATCCCTGTACTTTGAAATTTAGTGTTTTTTGAGAACGGGCCTATTACCTCTTCACCTTTGGTATCATAAATTTTCTTTGTGTTAGGATCAACAAACAATAATGTTGTCTCATCTTTTTTTCCATACTTAGGTGTACCATCTTTATAAGTACCTACAACTTCTTGTCCTTCAGGTATAACCTTAGGCTTCTCTTTTATATCCTTAGGCACAGGTCTGCCTCTATATATGTCTTCTAACACGCTTCTTTGCTCTTCGATAGTTAGTGGTTGCCGTTCTTGAATTGTAGGCGCATACTCAACAGTAGACGGTTGTAAAGGTGTTTCACGTGGAACAATAGGAGTTATAGGTGTTTCACGTTCTAATCTTTGAGCTAATAACAAAGATGGATCAGGCCGCGCAGGTAATTCTGTAGTAACTTCACGTTGCAATTGTCCTTTTTTTATTTTCTCTGTATATAGATCACCTATAGTTTTACGAATATCTGATTCTTCTTTTTGTCTTGTCTCACCTCTTTGTGAAACATCTCGAGATATAACATTAAAAAATTTAGATAATGCTACGTCTTCTGCTATTCCCATGATACCCCCCTGTTTTAAGCATAAGTCGCCAGTAGTCTAGACTTATCTTGTGTGGCTTGTTGCCCTCTAATCCACTCTGCTAACCCATAGCTAAACGGTTTTTCTTCTTCACCAGCTCTGAACTTTTGATATGGTAACGCATGAGTTAATCCTGTTGCTATATTCTGAGATGCTAGGTTACCTGCTTGTCTTGCTATATTCCCACTAAATTGTGAAGACAACGCTAAATGTCCGCCTGCTGGAGTTCCACGACTTGCGGCCACTCTGTTAATATCGCCAATTCCTTTTTCTCTTTGATATCCTAATTCAGCACGTTGTGCCGGATTTAGTCTGCCAGACAAAAGACTAGCTAACGTCTGCTCTTGTGGTTGATCCAACGATGATTTATAAGGTGTATATGTCTCGCCATAAGGAGTATAGTCATACCCCTCTAAATACCCTTCTGCTCTTTTTCGTCTTTCTTCTTCTGCTTTTAGCTCGGCTTTCTTTCCAAAATAATCACCAATTCCACTGATTAAACCTGCTCCTATTGCTCCTGGTCCAGGTAAATAATTTAAAGGTTTTAAATAATCACTAACTTGTCTATCTTCCATAATAATACCTCCTATTTCTCATATTTATAATCTAAGACATCTTTTAAATTAGTTTTGTTCAATATATTTTGTTCAACTATATCCATTTGACTAGCAATAAACTCTATATATTTATTCATTTTTTCTAAATCATTTTTATTATACCCTCTAATTTGTCCTCTAATATTTAATTGTTTATAGTATGGATAAATATCTAAAATTTCTTCTTTAATTTTTTCTTTAATTTCTTTAATCTTAATATTTTTTTGATCATCTAAGTCTTCTATAATTTCATGTTGAGAACATGGTATAGCCAAAGAATACGAAACACCTATAATATCTTTATTCCTTATATAGTTACATCCACATTTTAAAGTGATTTCTTTTGGCAAATTAGATTCATGGTATATATTTCCAAACAATTCAACTGTTTTCATTTTATTACCTACTTACTTGTATATAATTGTATTCTTGTCCCAGCCCCAATCCCAGCCGCAGCCGCACTTGAAATTTGCATAGAAATCATATTATTCGTTGTATCTCTCCAATGACCACCACCATTAGATAGTCCTCTATAATCTGTAGCATTGTTTAAATAATAATTCTCATATAAAACATTCCTATTAGAAGGTCCTTCATGTTCCGCTTGTATCCATACTTTTGTGATACTTTTTGATTGACCAGAAGATCTACCTATTCTTATACTAGAAGTACTATCGTTTACTGTTACTTGATCAGAATATCCATATTGAGTAGCGCCAACATCTTCATTAAACTGTAATCGTATTTCATGATCGTTTCCAGAAGTTTCATCATATAACGATATTAACAATAAATAAAATTTATCTAAATCCCCGTTCAATGCACCTATAGTGACATTACTGGTGCTAGTATCTATTATTGTGTCATATACTTTTTCTAATATACTCTCTTGCGATTGTTTAAATTTATATAAATTAGATACCAAATCATCTAATTTAGATATATCTTGTGGTGTATCTAGTTTAGTTATCTTATATGGTTTAAACAAATTAACCATTATTTATGCTCCGTATTGGGTCCCACATCAACATTAAATCATGAAACTCAAAATTTGTATCTTCGTAACTATTAGTTATTTTAAATTTGATAAACTGCCCTCGTTTTATCCCTTCAAAAACTTTCAAAACCAAGGTTGAATAATCTTGTTTGACAATATTCATATCAGTATAATCACCGTTATCTATTGAATATGACAATGTGAGATCAACGTTGCTTCTTGACGTGACATATAATTTCCTGAACAAGTTGATAGCATTTGATAACTGGAAATTTTTCGTTACAAAGAAAGCAACTATATCATCATTAAAATCTTTAGATCCTACATCATTATAAAACAATTCTCCTAAACTTAATGAAGTTCCTCCTACCAAGTTTTCGTTATCGATAAAATATATGTTTGAATTTTTGTTTTTATTTATCAACCAATAACCACTATTGTTATATTTATAAACTACATTATTATATCCTGCATCACCTTCCGAGATATTTAACCAATAATTGTTTTTCCATACAATAGCACAAGGTTTAAGTAAAACATCACCAACATTGTAATTTATTCTGACACTTTCAACGTATGGACTAGCTATTGTTTCCTCTGATATATCGTCACTATCAAGTGATATTCGTAATTGTATATATTGTTCCAACGGAACATTTACTATAGCTGTACCGATTATTTGTGTATACCAAGTAGCAGACGCTACCCCACCGTCAGTTGCAGCAGACCGCATTTCATAAGTTATAGTTTCACTATTATTGTTATATGCCGACTCAATATCACCCCACGAAGTAGGGGTGCTACCTAAACTTTTAACTTGCGAGTCCCATTCGGTATATGTATAAACAGAATTAAGGCGTGGAGATTCTAACGTAACTTTACCAATCCACATTCTAACGCTCCATTTAAAATATTGTTTAGGCGTAGAATTTATTTTAGTTCCTGTTGCAGCAACCCATCCGTCCCATGATATATCATCACTGGAAGAATTTGTATAGATAACGATGGTCCCAGTATCTATATCTTGTAAATGATAAGCAATATGTTCTAAAGATGATAATGCTCTTTTATAATCTAATGATTGTGAATCTATCAACCCAAAAGTTTGTGGAACATCGACATCATAAATAGCGAACCCAGCGGCTGGAGAAGTTCCACTTGTACTTGATGTATAATTAAATTTTATTGCATCAAAATCTGATAAATTGTTATGTGAAGAATTAAGAATATTAACGGTTGTAACTGAATGATTCCCAGATTGAGCGCCTAAATAATACCATCCAAAAGAAGCAGAATGAATATAAAAACTTAATGTTCCATATTCCAGACTAAACTTTAGCTTGATTCCATATATATATATTCCCGGGCTTATAGTTATTTCAATATCAGTATAGATATTTTGAGGAGGAACAGTCTTCGCATAAGTTTCTGAATAATAAGTATCTGTATCGTTATCATCTATATTAGCCAAAACACCTGTTGTAGAAGTTGGAGATATACCGCCATATGTCACACCTACAGAATCATCTATTATTTGACTATTCTGATTAATTATTACACTATCAGGATATGTTGTAGTATCAACATTATCTAAAGTCCCAGCCTCGAAATCTGTCTGTGTTTCTTGTGGATGTTGTTCTAACATATTATTTTGCGTATCAAGAGTATCTGTTGAAACTGTCCCAGTATCAAAATCTCCTGTTGATGTTTGCGTCCATACCCGTTTATTGTCTACTAATTGTGGCAACGCTAATATTTTATCTTCTATTGCATCCGATACGACAATAGCATTGTTCCCGTCAAACTTAACAACACCTATACTACACAAATAATATAAATAACCACCCATTTCTTGAATAGTTCTGTGCGCCAACACGCCTAAATTAGTATCAACTTTGTTACTACCCCATTCAGTTATATCACCAATAGTAGAATATCTATACATGTTACGTGGTTTACATACAAACACATAAGTCTGATAACTCACAAGTCCCGACATGTTTTCGCCATCATCTTTCCCTACAAAATCATAATTTAATCCAGATATAGGTATCCAGTTTTCGGGGGCATAAGATTCAGTCCAATATAATCCGTTCGGCTGGTCAATCGAAAACCCACCAATCAATCGTTCTTGATGTAAAATTAAATATTTTAGTCCTTGTGGAATATCAGTACCAGTAAGTTCTGACGGTGTTGTCCCGTCTATTTTTATCATACGAGAAGTAGTATACCCAGCATTAGTTATAATAGGATATTTACTATTAACTATATATAATTTATTGTTATATTGTACGAACTCTACATCGACATCATCATCAATGGTTAAATCTTCTGGTGACCCACCAACATCAATCTGGTATGCTGTATATGTTTGGCTACCTACCACAGAATAATACAATTTACCGTTACTAGCAAATACATAATATTTCGTACCATCTGTTAAAGTATATAAAACTGCGCCTCGTACAGGAGCAATTGTATTAGGATTATCCACGTAAGTTTTAAATAGTGCATCTGAAGCACCACCTTTATATGATCCACCTGCATATCCACCAGAACTACACGTACGCCATTCACATACACTATAAGGACCAGCCGTCAAACTGATAGTATATATACTTGACGATACTAAAGTAACACCTGTTATATCGAAAGATTGGTATCCATTTAAATCAGTATACGCTTCAAAACTAGATTCGTATAATTTTGAACCACCAGTCCCGGTACCAGCATAAATCCCAACTCTTACAGTTGTTAAGCCACCTCTTATTAGATATGCTTCAATCCTATTTAAACTTCCACTAACACCAGCAGTAAATGATTGCCAACCACTCAAATACGCATCAAAAAAATTAGAAGACGCATCAAATTCTTGGTCTAGTGATGATCCGGTATATCCACTATAATATTGTTGACCTTTATCTTTTGTAGGCACAAGTTTATCGTTCAATAAAATATTTTCACAATCGGAAAACGCAGTATCTGGTATATCAGTATCAGGCATTTTCGTTATTAGCCCAGTTGTGAATTTATTAAGATTTAAAGATTTTAATTCAGCCATTATGACCCCACTATCGGTAAAGGATTAGTGTTACTTCCTGATCTTCGTCCTGTTAAACTAAAACTTTGCAATACGTTCTGTTTATTTTTCATTTGACGGCGCAATTTTTTAACGCCACTCATAAATTCGCTTTTATATTCAACATATATTTCTTTCCCGTCTTCTACTAAACATTTCCAACATACACCATCTATAATCAATTCGTAAGCATCTTCAAGATCGAACATAGCATTAAACGGTTCATCAGCAGCTTCTGCTAAATCATCACCTTGCACAATAGAAGTAATATGTATAACGTCATCTGCCGTATCACATGTAGGATATAACCCTATTTGTGTACGTGTTTGATAAAAATGTGTAGGCGTTCCTGTTGCGTCTTGCCATGGTGAAGGTATGTTACCTTCTAATTCATTAAGATCTAAAGTAGTTTTATCAATCTCGTATAACTTTGTATCACTATAATAAACTTGTGGTATTCTCAACGAGTTAGCAGGTTTATTATATGTCGATACCCCTACTACTGATACATTAGAACTGTCTGTTTCAGTGATACATTCAGATTCTCTACAAATCCTACGTTGAATAATGTTAGCACGTCGTAAATATTCAGGATCTGTCCAATGACCATTAGATTCTGGTTCTTTTAATGTTCGTTTTATTTCGGATAATATATCAGACCATTGCATATTAATCTCCTATAATGACCCCCAGACTTCTTTATCGTCAACTTTGTTCAATGTTCCTTTTCGTTCAAATTCTGCATAACATTTTTTAGATTCTTTGTTCCCGTCTAATTTATGTTTCTCGTACCAAAAATCTTTAATGTATGCTCTATCAGATATTTTAATTACTAGTTTTAAATCTCTGTCATACTTATATCGTCCAGTTTTACTCATAATCACCTCAATATAAAGGGGGAGTTATTATTTGCTCCCCCTTATTGCATACGATACTAATATAGTATCATTTTGCTAAATTAAGCAGTTGCTCCACATTCAATACCAACAGCAAAATCACTGTTCAACATTTTAGGTGCTTGCATAACCTGCCAACCTATACTTGAATATAAGTCTAAGGCCTGTCCTAATTCTTTAGGTTGTCTTATTACAATAGTTTTTTTCTGACCATCCATTTCGACAACACCATAAGATTCTTTACCTATAATAGGGATAACATGGACCAAGCCTGATCCATCTGCTTCTACACCTGCTACAGATTCTCTGTATACAGAAGTAGGTTGTACAAATCTGATACCCATCCATGTACCTAATTCACCCGTATATAAAGACTGAACTCTATCTTTGTATACAGCAGCGTTCTGCCAGTTAGTGTCACCCATGAAATCATATTCAGTATCAGGATCTAACATCCCTACCCACATATTACCGTCATATCTCATAGCTTTGTTACGTTTCAATGTTCTAACTGCAAGTCTTAATGCAGTATCACTTAATTTATCAGTCGCATCCAAGTTAGTACCTACTGTCAAGGTATACTTAGAAGTCGTATCTATTGCTTTAGGGAATGCTGCAAAAGTTAATGTATCCGAACTTGCAACAAAATCTGTAACTTGACGTGTTATTCCATAATTTGTACCAGCCGTGATAGTTATAAATCCACCATTCCAAGCATCATCTGCTTGTGTCAAAGCAGCATCAACTAATGTTGTTGTGCTTCCACTATCTGCCGTTCCTTTTACATGATAAGTTGCGTCTCCATCAGCTCTTTGACGTGTACAATGAGTAGCTAGTTCTTTCATAATAAGATAATCAATACTTTCTCCACCTTGTACTCCTACTACATCAATTGCGTTTTTCAATCCTTTATCAATCGTGGTTTTTTCAGCGATTTTAGAAATCGTTACAAAATCACCATACGGTTGTAAAGTAGCCGAAATTTGTTCTAATTTTAATTGTTCTCGAGTTGCGACTGATTTTCCACCATCTACAGCTTCTGTTAAAGCTGTAGTGTTCTTAGGTAAAGGTAATATTCGTGTGTAATACACAGTTTTTCCTTCCCCTGTTGGTAAATCACGTTTCTGAGCATGTTCGTAAGCTACTAGCGAAGGTTTCGCTCTTAATAGAAACCGTTTATCATAATATTGACTTACTGTAATTTCTGCGGTCGTGTTCAATCCTGCCATAATAATAATCCTCCTGTTTTTAATATTTTTTTGTTTCAAGTTATATATTATCTACAGAAAGATTATCTTTTTCCTAAAAGGTCTTCCTTAATAATAAAGAAAAGGTTGTAAACTATAGATTATCTATATAGGTCTATACCACAAACTTTTCCATAGCAGCGTCTAACTCTTCTATAGATTCTGCTTTGTCTATTTTTTTATTAACATTCTCGTCATCTTTCCTATTAACATTACTGTTTTCAGAAAACACTTTCTTTTTCATAGTTTTTTTAACTTCTTGTTCTTGTTCATTTTTCTTATATTTTAAACTTTGTTCGCTTCTGTAAACAGCGTAAACATGGTTTACACTTTGTAACGGTGTCCCTGCTTTCTCGTTTTCAACAGCGATTCTTCCTAACTCTGGTTCTATATTTCTATATTCTTCTTCACCTATAACTGATTTCAGAGCTTTTGTTTCAGTTTCAAACCTAGAAACCATAGCAGTAGACTTTTCTTGTTGTTTAATTTTTGTTTGCTCAACTTGATATTTCTCTTGTCGTTTTGTCTCCTGCGCGTCAAATAATCTAGCCATTGCCCCAATAGGATCTCTGTCATATTCGTCACGGAACTTATTGTTTAATTCTTCACGTTCCGATGCTTCTTGTTCCTCTTGGTGTACACTTTTTGGAACCGGCACATCACTTTTACCTTTCAAATAAGCCAGTTCTTTTTCAGTTTCTTGTTGTTTCTTGACCAAATCCGCGCGTTCTTGTTCAACACGAGTTTTTTGTTGTTCAGCTTCGTGTCCCCATTTAGCATAATCTTCAATATACTTGAACTTTTTAGGGATATTAAACGTAGTTCTAACATTATCAGTTATGTCAGTTTTAATATCTTTTGGTTCTGCCCCAGGATCAGGGTCATCTTCTTTGTTACTTGAAGCTGCATCCTGTGTTGTACCATCTTCTTTTTCTCCCTCATCAGTTTTAGTTTCTGGTTCAGTTTTAGTATCATTATCAACTGGAACATCAACATTCTCTATCTCTGTATCAATCTTTGTCTCTAACTTCTCTAAGTCTTCTATAGATTCTACGTTTTGTATAACGGACTCTAAAGGAAGTTCGTCCTGATTAGGAGCTTCTTTTTTTATAAGTTTGTCGTCAACTGCCATATTATCTCTCCTCGTTTATTTAATTTTTCCATTCAAGTGGCGCACTACAATCTTCACACACTTTAATACCCTCTACTTCTTTACTAGAATGTCCACACCTTTTACATTTACTTTTTGCACTAATAGGGTTTTCGGGTGTTTCTTTTTCAATATCTTCTTCGAGTTTTTCAGCATCGTTCTTCTTTACTGTTTCATTTTTCTGTACTTTTTCATTTGCCACTCTAATTTCTTCAGCTAACTTTTCTGCTTTTGTCATAGTCTTTGTCATAATCTCCTCCCTTTTTTTTATTTAATTGCTAAATTTTTCCATAACTCGATCTTTTTCTTGAACGCTACCCAGAACTTAAGCTCGGTTAAATACACATTAGTATTTATGGTTACAATGTTTACATTATCGTTTGATTGTGACACACTAGCTACTTCTACGCCTGTGCCACAATTGCATAACTTATGTTTCAACAACTCTATTTTATCGTCGATGTAACATTCAATATGACTCCAACCACCTGTTTGGGTCATTGCTGTAATATCCATAGCTTTTTCTTTAGTAATTTCTATCATCCCAACCCTCCTGGCGGTGCAACCAACCCTTCTACCTGTCCGGTATTTTCTGGAGTAATCTCTTCAGGACCGAAAGATGATTGTTCTTGCGGCGCTACCCCTCCTTGTCCTTGGGCCTGTCCTAACAACATTTCATGTTCTTGAATATGTGGCACTACGATCTCTAATAATTGGGGATCCGTTGATAACAGTTCTGTATGTTTAGCTATATGCAGGTTATGATTATCGTTTACAGTAGCATGTAAAGTTTCACCTTCTTGCATAATAACGTTCTCATCATTAGCGGATATACGTGTATCTTCAATATCCGGGTACAATATGTCATCACCGTCACCTAAATCTTCCCAGATTTTACCTATTAACTTACGTCTATTTATAACACCTGGTGGTTCGCTTAACGAGATATTATAAAAATTAAGTAACTGTTGACGTTTAACGATTTTGTTCTCGATTTGTGTAGTCCCTAACGGTACAAAATTATAATCTTGTAACAATATCTCTGAAATATCTTTATCTTCATTATTATCTAACACAGGTTCCGCAGCTTTTTCACCTAATAGTTTAATAAAATCTGCTCTTGACATGAACTGGATATTATAACTATACGTTTTCCGTAGAGTAGGTTTGATTATCAAATCTTCCAAATCACGTATTTTAGATATAACTTCTCTTGAAGACGCATTAGTTTGCGCATTAACTTCTGTTGCGGTAGTATCATACTTAGCAGGCATACCTTGCATAGACACAGTAGCTCCGCTAACCTGTCTAATATCTTCTTTTGACATAGACACAGCCTTCAACCCTTCATTAGCCGTAAGTTGTGTTTTAAACTCTTTCACAGCATCTACACCGGTAGCTGATCGTATAACTCCGTTTGGTCGTGATTTTAACATTTCGTCAGGTATCTCTGCCGCTTCATCCACAACTTTCATTGTATTTAAAATAGCGGTTATATTATCCATGATCTGGTTAGTGAAATCGTTCAATGCAATTTGAGATCGTTCGCATAATTGTGGTATACCCATCCCTAAACTTGTACCTTGTAGACTATTCCATGGACAAAACACAAACGGTTTCTCTTGAATATCGTACGGATTTAGTTCTAATCGAATAATATGTTTTTCATCTAAGATAGTAATTACACATTCTTCATCTATCCCATCACCGTCAATATCAAAATTACACCATGCTTCAAGAAGCGTATGTTTTTTCTTAGTAGCTCGATAATTATCTGATAACCCTGTTAACTCTGATAGATGCGGCAGACTTTGTGTTGGTTGTCCTTCGTCATCTGACCCACTTTCGTACGGATTTTCTGCCAAAATCTTAGAAACACCGTGATATATCCCTTGTTTTTCTTGTAACTTTAAATGTGTTTCTGATACATTCAGTATACGTTCTATCAAACAATCTTGGTTCTCCCATGCAGAATAATAATCCCAGAAAAAATTGAACGGATCAACAACATGCCAGTCAACGTTATCATACAACGCTACTTCTTTTTTCTTAACAGGTGAATCCGGATCTTCTTGTTCTTCTGTCGAGAAAAACGATAATATGTTCTTCAACATCTTATTAATCTTAGATCGTTCTTCTTCTTTAGCTAAAATATATTTATCTTTGTACAAATAATTAACTTTTGCAATACCAAATCCATATTTAACTTCAAACTGTACAAATTCACGGAACTTTGCGCGGAACCTAGCTTTTTCAAGCTGGATTTTTATAATATCTTCATTAACTTTAGCTTTTGAAGCATCATTATCACCACCGATAGGTGACAACCTAAACAATGGGTTACTACCAAACACAACTTCATCAACAAAATTAACCAATGTATCGCAAGCGCGTCTAGTTTCAGGCGGATTTAAGTTAGCAACTCCGTTATAAAACTTTTTGTCAGGGATATTGTTATATATCTTATCCCATTTACGCCATTTTTCTTCCAAACCACTACGGTTTTTATACATATTATACCGTTCTGACACAAAATTTTTGGCTTTATCTTTGATTGTTGAACTTATTTTAATCATATCAAACCTCTTTTATTCGCGGTCTATTAAAACATTAACGTTTATCGTAGCTTCACCAGGTTCTAACTGTAAATATATATTATCTCTAGTAGCTAAAGACTGACCTTGCCAAGTAGGCAAATAATATCCGTCTCCATTACCACTATCACCACCAGTTGCGATATTAACCGTAGATCCATCTATCCTATATCTAGTATAAACATCAACATCAGGGTTATTTATATATACAGTACGAGGATTATACTCCCAAACAATAGTAGTAACAGTAGCAGACGCAATATCTATCGTATATTGTTCGAAACTACCCCATAAACTTGATGTAAACATTGTACACATAACAATCATTAATAATTTTTTCATTAAATTACCTCCCGTATGAATAACCTGTAATACTTTTTTCTTCCTCGAACTGTTCTCCGTAAGTACCTATAAACTTATTAAATTCTTTAGGTACGATCTGCACATATCTAGGTTTAACTGCTACCAGGTATCGTAAAGTATCGGGGAAATGCGCATATTGTTTAGCTGGTGATTCTTTTTTACCCCGTTTTTCTGATTTCGTGCCTGCAAAATCGTCCCATTGGTATCGTTCCATTGAGTGTATACATTTAGGCGTTTTATCTTCAAAAAAATATATACCTGGTTTATCATTTTTAAGTTTCAAATATTCGTGTACGGCATTTTTTCCTAGTACCCAATTTTTCGTAGCGCCTCTGAACAAGATAGGGTATCCCATTTCCTTACTGATCTTCCATAACTGTCGAGTTGAAGACATTCCTGATTCTCGTTCTGGAGTAGAACTTATGGTATCAATGAACCGTTTTGTAGGTTTGACACCATGTTCAGTCTCTTTCGCTATTATAGCGTTCGCTATTTCTGACAACCGTTTATCTATATACAGTTCATCGTATACGTAAGCAATACCTTTAGGATCAACCGCCATCCATAAAATCGCACACGGTGTACGTGGATGATAATCCATAGCACAGTATCGTGTCCAATGTTTGGGAATATCGAAACTAGGTATCTTATGTTCAAACCCGAACTCTTTATAAATCAACCCACTTAAATGTCGGAATCTACCATGAGCGCGAGCTTCTTTTTCGTCATCCGGGACCTGATCAAGAAACTGATCGATCTCGTCACGTGTCAAATATTTGTTATCATAAATATCAAACATGAACACGCTAGGAGAGTTTGGTTTTTGACCTGCTTTAGTGAATATCTCATCATATATCCACGGTTCGTTAAGCGGTGTCATTGCTCCAAACAATATCCCTTTATATCTCATCAACCCACGATATGTCGCAATATGAATGTCACGTGGAGGAGGTTCATCGAACTGCGCCCACTGACCTGTCCATCCTTCAAAGATCTTTGAATCTTGCTCGTAACTTAGAAATTCTATCGTGCTACCGTTCTTGAACGTTATCTTTTTAAGTTCATGACCTTGATAATATTTAATCTTCTCTACATAATCAGTCGGTAACAGTTTCTCGTACTTAGCACCGATCACTTCCCCGATCCCTTTCGAGATGTCCGTTGCAATTACCCGACCTCTGTTTGGGACAGAGACCTTATCACTCCAAACCGGGTGTATCCCTAATGCTATCATTAACCCGTCAGCGCAACAACTTTCAGTCTTCCCTGTCTGGTTACCACCGAATATGTACCTAGACTTTTTAATCGTCTCATGAAACTTTTTCTGGTATTCTTGTGGTTCGTAATACAAAATACCAAACTTGCGTTCACGTTCTTCCAACTCTAACTTAACCTCAGCTAACTTTTCTAACTGATCATCAGTCAAATTATCCAAAGGTCCCACATCTTCCAATATATCTTCATATTTTATAGCTTCAATACCATCTAATGGTAAACTATACATCAATTACACCTTTATCAGCTGTACTGCTACGTAAAAATCCTAGGACATCCGACCTACTCTTGAATTTCATGTCAACGTTATGTGTACTCTTGTCAGTCAATAATCGCATCTTGTCAACTATAATCCCAAACGCTAAAGCTACTTGCGACAAACTAGCTTTGTTCGTTTTAACCTTATCCATACTATCTAATAACATATGACCTTTCACTACTATCTTGCTAGCCAACCCAGTAGTCTCTTTGTCATACAAATTATCTACAATAGATTTCAATTTAACCGTGCGTGCTGTTATCTCGTCTCTATGGTTACCAGCTACTGTTCTTACAACTCGTTCGCCTACCCCTAACGCTTTAGCCGTGTTCATCCAGCTCGTACCATTAGCTAGTAAATTAATAATCTCTTGTTTCTCAACAACCGTTTTACTAACACCAGTCATACAATGTTTATCTTCTAACTCTCGGCTAGTAAGTAACTTATCTTTTAAATTTAACTTGTCTATGTTAGCTTTCTTCACCATGTAAATCTCCAGCGTCAAATTCTTTTAAGACGGAAAATTGTTCTGGGTGATGGCTTATCTATTTACTCGGGTCTTCCCTTGTCGATACCAAACGTTTTCCAGAACATATTTACTTTACCAATTTCATGTAAACATTGTCAACATTTAGTTTTTAATTTTCTCAAATATAAAGTGATAGGGCTATATACGTCTTGTTTCGATACCTCGATTTTCGTCATTTCTTCGTCAATTCTACGTGATATAAGCGGTGATATAAGCGATTAAAATTAGTGTAGTAATAGTAGTAGACCTTTTCTCTTATATTTTCTTAGAATTTCAGATGTTGCTTTGTGTAAGTGTGTAGTATAACAAGAATGTGATTTGCTTTCTTTCTAAATAGTAGCATATTTTCAAACAAATTACAAGATATATTATATATTTATAATTAATAGTATACTAATATTATGAAACATTCAATATTCGTTCTAAGCTGTTTTCTTTTGTTTTCTATACTATACTATGCTTCAAATCGTGTTGTATTGGACGATAAAGGGATTTATCTTAGATACGGAATACTCAACTGTCTTGTATCGTTTGAACGTAGATATGTATAGAGACGCTAAAAAGGGTACGCCTCTTCTATGTTGGGTACTTTAAACTTACATATACCTAAATCTATTATACAAAATTAATTCAAATATAGCAATACTTAATTTTCTCAGTCGCTGTCTCGACGACAAACTTAATGCTCATTCTCTCGTCGTACACTCGTCGCTGTAATTACATATCTTGCTGTTTCTGCTTGTACAACATCTTGACATCTTGACTTAATTATATGTATTCGTCGTCGCTGTAATAATGCTTGACAACTTCATTGAATTATGATATTATTGTATTGAAAGTGCGAAACACACTTTAAGAAACACAAAAAAAGGAGGCACAGAAAAATGAACAATTCAGAAAAAATCGAAGCATTCGAGAAATTGAAAACGTACATTATGGAACACGATGAAGTAGTAGAAAAAGGGATGCGCGCGACAATGAATCAATCTTCCTATGATTTTGTAATTTTCAATGATGGGATTACGACGACGTGGGCAGGGAACACATCAGCAGATGACGCATATGTAATAATGCGGAAATGGGATAGCAATAGCGAAGAAGATGTAACAGATGAACAAGCAGCAGAAGCAGGATATACAACAGCAGAAAACTGGAAAGAGAAAGACGCAAAAGGATATGAAATAATAGCAGAAGAAAATATAGATGCTATAATTGATTTCTATCTCGAAGACGAAGTCGAGAAAATCTCTAATATGATGGACACGGAAATATCAGAGTTACAAAACATATAGAAACACAAAAAAAGGAGGCATAGAAAATGAAAAAATTAAAAAAGTATGGTAAAAAAAAGGAGGCAAAAAAAATGAACACAGAAACACAAGAAACATTAAAAGAAATCAAAGAAATAGCTGCACAGAGATTAGTAGATATAGAAATATATCGAAGCTCAGGGTATCATTTCTGTGATGCATTGCATACTGACACATGTACGTCGATCGAAGAATCTGATATATTATTATCAGAGAAAATAAAATCGGCAGGGATAATCGACGTGAATACATATAATCAAACTATATATGCGAATAGCATGTCACTAGTGTCTGATTATTGCGATGATACTGACGAGACTGCTCACATGATGATAGTAGTTGTTTGAAAAAATTAAAAAAGTATGGTAAAAAAAAGGAGGCAAAAAAAATGAACATCACAAAAAAAGAAATTAGAGAATTTATAAATCAAATTTGGAAAAATGAAAAACTAAGACATGTATGCGCTATCAGAGATAATGAAGATGAGAAATGGAATCTTACTTGTGAGTATGTAGGCATGTCGCAAGAAGTATTATACAATGAAAAATTCGAACAATATATCGATTTGACAATATATTGTGAAGAAGAATATACGAAAAAAGTAGCGATTGATTGTATATATGATTGTTTGAATGACTAATATAGAAACAAAAAAAAGGAGGCACAGAAAATGAACAAATCTAACTATGACAAGTTTGGCAAGTGTATAGACACCCAAAAAAAACTAAAGAAGTTCAAAGAATGCAATGCTACTAGTTATTACGACAAGCGAGGGAACGAACATATTATCAGAAAAGGAGGCACAGAAAAATGAGAATCACAATTTTAGAAGAAAAAATGAAAAACGGATTATCGGCAAAAATATCAGAAGATTTAACCCTCGCAATAATCGAAAAAATAGGTAAAGCATATATAAGTTATTCGTCAACCGAAAGCAATAATGTTGGAATTAATTTTCTAGAAATTAGCGAATATGCAAACAATTATGATAAAGCTAAAGAATTTCTCGAAAATGAACTTGATATAAATATTAATTCTAATATTCAAATTAATATTACTGACGACGACCAAAACGAAATAAAAGAAGCCTGGCAAGAAAAATGGGATATTTTTGAAAAAGATTTGCTCGATGGGAAAATTGAAATAATCTTAGCTGTTCTTGAAGAATCAAAAAGACATCTATTCGAAGTGAAAAGTAGAAAAGAATTATCAGAAAAATATAATATTCGAATCAATGATGTTCATTCATTCTATTATAGCTTACTCGAAAAAAAATATGAATTGAACCCCGACAATTTTCAGGGGAACGACAGTGATATTATAACTCATAAGATTCTTGATAAAATCAAGGAAAATCAAAAGTACAAAATAAAAGAAGACGAAAAATTTAAAGCTCTTTTAGAAAAAGCGAAAAAATCTGGAGAGAAACAATTGTTATCGAAGTGGACACAAGACTGCGATGACGAGAATGAAGATTGCGATGTTGATAATTGCTTTGAGTATTTACTCCCGAGCGGAAAAATTGTAATAGAAAAACATCATTGCTGGTGACAAAAAGGAGGCACAAAAAATGAAAATCACAATTTTAGAAGAAAAAATGAAAAAATATAAGTTATTGAAACGAGAAGAAAATGGACTATGTCGTATCCAAGCATTGAAAGATTTTGGAGATGTGAAAAAAGGGGACATTGGCGGCTATGCAGAAAAAGAGGATAACCTTAGCCACTTCGGTGAATGTTGGGTGTGTGATAATGCTCAAGTATTTGACAATGCTCAAGTGTTTGGTACTGCTCAAGTGTGTGACAATGCTCAAGTATTTGGCAATGCTCAGGTGTTTGGTGATGCTCGAGTGTGTGGCAAGGCTCGAGTGTTTGGTACTGCTCACATATCTGATAATGCTCAAGTATCTGGTGATGCTCGAGTGTGTGACAATGCTCAAGTATTTGGCAATGCTCAGGTGTTTGGTGATGCTCGAGTGTGTGACAAGGCTCGAGTATTTGGCAATGCTCAGGTGTTTGGTGATGCTCGAGTGTGTGACAATGCTCAAGTATTTGGCAATGCTCAGGTGTTTGGTAATGCTCGAGTGTGTGGCGGTGACGTAGATTACTAAAATGAGACAAAAAAAGGAGGCACAGAAGATGAAAAAATATAAGTTATTGAAACGAGAAGAAAATGGACTATGTCGTATCCAAGCATTGAAAGATTTTGG